ACCGCCTTATTTGGCGGTCTCAATCATTTTTAATATTCGGCTTTGACTTTCCATTACAAGAAATGTTTTGTTGTTTTTAAGGATGATATACGCCCCCTTATCTTTTGGGCCGACCACACGAATATCATCAACATCAAGCTCTATCAGATTGTCATTAATGTGCGTTAAAGTTATTTTCTTGCCCATAATTCACCCCTGGAATGGAATATTGTCATCAAAAGCATCCACTGGCGGCTCAGATTGCTGAGGTTTAGATTGTGCTTTTTGTTGTTTATCTTGCTGTTTAGTCGGTTGATTTTGTGCTGCATCTTGGTTTCGACCGCCTAACATCTGTAAGTTATCTCCTTGAATTTCGGTAGTGTAACGGTCTTGTCCGTTGCTATCTTGCCATTTGCGAGTTTTTAAACGACCTTCAATGTAAACTTGAGAGCCAGTTTTTAAATATTGGCCAGCAATTTCAGCAAGTCCGCGATAGAGTACAATGCGATGCCATTCTGTTTGAGTTTTTTTCTCGCCTGAGTTTTTATCCGTCCAGCTTTCACTTGTTGCCACACTGATATTTGCAATCATCTCACCGTTTGGCATTGTGCGGATTTCAGGGTCATTACCTAAATTACCCACAATGATTACTTTATTGATTCCAGCCATATTTACTCCATAGATTTATATGCTTTTAATGTTTTGATAAATGCGGGTATTTCTTTGTCAAACGCTGCCATTAATTTTTCATCTCGCTCAACCGTAAAGAGATAAAACGGTTGTTTTTGATATTCAGGGCAATAACTCACAAAATCCCATGTTTTATATCCAGTCACCCATAAATTTGCTTGCACCTGGATAACATATTCAGACGGCACGCCTCCGTTGAGGATATATTGAATATGTGTACTCATTTTCGGGCATTTAATCTCAAGCCCTTTTTTGAGTTCGGGGATCAATCCATCAGGACTAACCATCAATTCTTTTTTCTCATTCAGATATACGCCGCCAACTTGCTTGACGGCATTTCCAGTAAGAAATTCATAAGCAGAGCGGGCAAGCGGCTCAAGCTGATTGCCTCGCTCCATAAAAGCTGATTTATATCCGCTATCCTGTAAACCAAGGATGCTTTCTTCAATCAGCTCAGACATATATTTGATTTGCGAGCTTGATTTTTTACCTGTTGGCGTAACGATATTCTCGATTCCTGTTGCAGTTGGAATACCAAGTCTTGCCGTTAGCCATTCTTCAGTTCCTTGCTCGCAATCAAGTGTTATTAGCCCATCGATCATAAGGGAATATCCTCATAATTGCGTTCATCTTTGGCTTGCTGTTCATTTAGTTTACTAAGCAATCTATTAATTGCGTGTTCAGCATTTGATTTTGTGATTTTTTCAATGCTTGGCACATTGCCAGCCGCCGCCAACAATCCCGCAAGATTTGAGCCTGTAACCTCAACCAAATTTTCAATTTCTTTGATTTGTTCAGGAGTGATCAATTCTACCGATTGAGTATCAATCACCGTTGTTCCGATGTCAGGCGTTGCAGCACTATGCTGATTGATAGGCTCTTCATTTACTTCATCAGCAGTAATTACGCCACCTAATTCATCGGGGAATGCTTTGCGCAATGCGCCAGCCTCAGCGCATTTCGCTAATTGGCCTCTAGGGCGTTTACTCCACATAGAATTTGGCTTGCCCTCTTTTGTTGTTGCGCAAGCCTCAGAAAAATATTCTGTATGGGAAAATGCGCATCGTTCATTATTAATGAATCGATAAACGGTAACTCTGCACCATTCAGGAGCCTCTATACCTCTGAATGTAACCGTATCACCAAAAACTGGCTCATCTTGACCAGCCATTTGACCAGTGCGAAATGCTGTAATGCGCTGCTCGTAAATACCTGGCATGATGACATCACGCCAGTTTTTATTACCTGTTTTTGCATCTGTTACTGACATTGGCACGATATGACAAGGCTTTTTAAGAATATCTAACTTGCGAGCTTTGCAATAATCTACGGCAAGCAAAATACTTTCATCCTTTGCGCCAGGAAAAACGCTATTTTGCAAAGTTGTCCAAACTGCGGTATCAATATTGCGTTCGGTTAGGGCTGTTTGAATGTTCGCCGGTAATGTATTCATTTTGTTGTTCCTTTAATTAACTTTCTTAAGTGTTACATTGTCACCGTATTGCTCTTTGATTTTACGAGCGAATGATACGGCATCGTTCAACGTTCCTGAGAATGCGATTCTGACTTCAAAATGCTCAATAGCATCACCAGGCGACAATTCTTGTGCTTTTAACGTTTCACTTCCCATGTCTTTTTCTTTACAAGAAGATTGGACGGCTTGCGTTTCAGCTTTTACTTTTGCCTCTTCTTGCGCCTTAGCCTTGATTTCAGATTCACGTTTTTGTTCATCATCAATTCGTTGTTTAATGATTGGTGCTAAATCATCTTCACTTGCAATTAACTTGATTGCATCATGGAATAGATAACTTGATTTAGCAGTTAGCTGCTCAAGGCGTTCAGTTAAGCGAGTAACTTCAATCGTGATCTCGCTAATGATTAAGGTTTTCTCAGCATTGACGGCTTTCGTTAAGCCTGAGATTGAGCTTTTACGTTTTGTGCTTTCTTCAATCCGGCTTGCGATTTTATGCTTTGGCATCGTTTCTTCTAGTGCAAGTGATACATCGCTTGTTTTAGTTAGTTTGTGGCGAATATCTGAGATTTCTGCAACCGCATCATCTACGATCTTGGCTTTAATCTCAGATTCTTTAATTTTAACTAACTTATCTCGTGCCAATCGCTCTTGTCTAAAACGCTCGGCAATGCTTTCGGCTGTTTCAACGAGTTTTTTAATATCACCGCCAACGGCATTTTTAATAGCCAATCTTGTTTTATCTTCTAATTCTTTAAGGATTTTTACTTCTTCCTTTGCAGCCAAGAAGTCATCATCGGTTTCAAAATTGCTTGTTAGGGTAGAGATAAACGCATCCGCTTGTTTCTCAAAGTCTGCAATGTTGGTTGTTAAAACTTTGCTTTCTGTTGATAGGATCAACTCAAATTTTTCTGTCATTTTTATTTACCTTACATTTCAATATAACCATGCTTATAATCTTCTTCTCTTTGCGCTATGCGATTTTCAGCAAGTTTTTTTACTGCCTCATCTCTCAATTCTTTAAGCGCCGAGTGATTACATAAGAAAATATTTAGCCAACAAGCATCATCGTTTTCCTCCATAAGCTCTGAAAATTCGCATAAAGTTTGACTATCTCCGCTTTTAATTTCTCTTTCAATATCGCTAATTTCATTTTCTACTGCACGCTCATAAGCATCATATTGTTCTTGTGCTTTGTCATAAGCGGTAAAACTAGCCATTTCCCATTGTCGCTGCATTGTTTGCATTTGGAATACCTCTCAATATGTCAAAGTAAGAGCATAAATCCTCGTATTTGAATGTTCTTACCCAATGACCTCTAATTAATTTTTTGCCTCGAGGCTTGATTTGGCGATAATAAATCGCTCGCTCGATTGTGGTTGCGTGTACGCCAAAAAGACGATGGATCTCAGTAAGTTGAAATTCAGTTTGGCGCTCAGATTCAGGCTGTTGATTACGCATTTCGTTGTACTCATCAAAACGTTTTAAATAACGCATCTTAGCCTTTGAAATACACTTAACTAATGTTGGCTTGGTTGCTAGTCCAGTTTTCGGTTTTGAGCGGCGAGCGAGCTTGTTATCGAGCCATTTAGCCATATTAGCCTTTAGCTCTTTACGTTATTTTAACCGCACTTCCGCAAGCTCTATTGACTGGTAATTTGATGATTGCCACCATACCTTGCTACCAACTCTTTCAACAACATACCAGCCACCTTTCGGATAAGGCTCAATCTTAATTTTTACTTTCGCTTTTCCCACGGCCTAATTCCTTTTGTTTGATGTTTGTGTAAGCTAGAGCCTCTTGTTTAGCTGACTCTGTAAGATTCGGTTGGTATTCGCCGTGTTCGGCAATCCATTGTATGCGTGCTTGTTCACGCTCTAACGCAGTAGGCTCGCTTGCCTCTGCTGCTAGTGCGGTAAGCATTGTCATAGCAACTAGGCAAATTGAAAGGATAGTTGCGATTACATAAGCGGCTGTTTTAAGAAAATTGATTAACTTGTTCATAAGTTTCACCTCGTTGGTTATGAAATATTGGTTAAAAAAAATCCCCTAGAGCCAGCTATAAGCAACTAGGGGTTTAACCAATCTTATAAAGGATATATTTTTTATTATGCTATTGCTGTAACCAGCTAGAGCCGCTCTCGATTCCATATCAATTATCAAGAAGACTGGGCGATTCCATTCGCATTGTGAAAGCGGCTT